AACTTACCGGGTGTGGTTCCCCTAGCCGCTTGCCTTTGGCCGCTTGTGGTACCGGAAACTTTGATATTCTTCTTCTGAGATGCCGCCTTTTTAAGTGCGGCGGCTTTTGCCTTCTTAGCCGCTTCTGCCGCTTTTTTAGCGTTTCTTAAAGCGGTCGCGGCTTTTTTAGCTTTGACGATGCCTTTGATAGCCTTGTATCCCCGAGCGATGCCCATGCCTACTCCTATAAATAAAGGTAATGCCATAATGTAAAGTTTAAACTTTTTGCTAACTAAATCAACAGCCTATATACCTACTTATAAAGTTCTTCTATAGAATGGCACCAATTATTTCTATGCACAGAAACAACTGGTGCCATACATACAAGTAAGTTTTTAGGTAAGGTAGACCTCCTTATATTACATCTATGGTTACCGCCTGCGCCAACGACTTGATTGACCTCCTCGGTTTAGTGAAACCTGTTAAGTTGTCTTCTGGGGGTTCGACTGCTACAAAACCGTGGCGTTGGCGCGCTAGGTCGAGGCATAAAAAAGCCGCATCCGCTAAGTCTGGGCTTTTACCAAAACGCGCCTTAAACTCAGGCTTGCTCTCTATCTTCATCCGCAATGTAGCCCCCTTTATCATGTCATAATTCCTGCCTGTTATCTCTTGGGCTAGGTCGTTACTTACACCAAATAACTGCTTAGTCCTTATAAACTCCTTACCTACAAACCACAGTTCACTAACTCGATTGACGTAAAGTTCTTGTCCAATTAGCTTACTGTTAACACTGACTCTCTTGTCCGATGCCTTCCCCCCGAAAGAAACACGAAGCACCCCCTCACCAAACTCTGCTGATAGAACGTCTGCAAACGGGCTACCGGCGCCTGTGGAGTCGAGTGCTAGGTTATCTGGAGTTATTCCGCGTTTGGTGCACTCCTCCTTCACCTGCCTTACGATCTGATAAGTCCGGGGGACAGCTTTGTTTTTGGCATCGTCATTAAGGTGTATAGCCTCTTTAAGCTCACACACATACTGACCCGTTGTGTCATAACCCACTGCGCCAGTGTAGAGGATGCACCTGTCCCCACCATTAGTGAAAGCGGGATCCAACCCTGCTATCGCAACAGGCGCTCCAGCCCATTGGACGGGGTTCATTGCACCCGATCTAGTGATTTCGGCTTCGCTGTAAATCCCTTCTGACTCATCCGAATCAAAGAAGATGGCGCGAACCATCCTCATATACCCACGGGATTCCGGTCCTAGTAGCGCCTTATCCTCGTCAATCTTTTCCGTTGTAGGTAACCACGGGTAAATAGCCTCACCCGCTATTACATTGGGGGATTTTTCGCCGTCGAACCTTATGTAAGAACCTCCCCATTTAGTTTTCCATTTATCGTCTAGGTGAGTATCAACAGAATCCCACCCGTTTTTCGGCTCACTCCATACACCAAACGCGTCAAACCGACTCGACGGGTTGGACATCCCTATTAATTGAAATGATGGGTTTTTTGATAAGTTAGAAAGACCCGCTTGGAGTATCGCTTCCGATAACTCGGATAGCTCATCCCCGATTAGTATTACTTTCTTCTGTTTAATTCCAATAAACTTACCGACCGCTTCCCGAGTCTTCGATCTCTCCGCGGCAATCAGGGATAACCCCGCCCTTTCCACTAAATTACCTGTCTCCGTGACATACGCCGCATTTCCTATAGAATCACGTATTCTAATTGGGGCGCCTTCAATAACCATCAGCAAGCTGATTACTGAACCCCATATCCTTTTACGTGCTTCCCTTAACGTGGTTGATGTCAAAAGAACTAACGTGTCTCGGGGTTGTGCTAACCAGTTTAAAATACCCCACGCGGCCATTGTATGGGACTTTCCGCTATTAGCCGCCCCACCTATAGCTACATATTTATTGCGGATAACTGCTTTAATCATATCCACAGCCCACGGATGTTTAACCATCATAGGTTCCGGTAAATCGCTATGATTCCAAAGCTCATCACACAGACGCCAGAAATAATACTCTTTTGCCTTGTTGGAATCATGGTTAGCAAAACCATATAATAAACCTGTTATAGTATTAGTAGGGGGGATAAGTAAACCGCCCACATCCATCTTCTTTGTTTTTGGGTCTATGCGGGGTTCATAAACGTGCGGCTTACTTTTCATTGAATTTGTGTTAAATTATTATATCTAATATCTATTCTAGTGAGTAAGAAGTCCAGCAAATCAGAACTCAAGGCACGTGCCTTGGATCTGTATAATCAAGATTACAAATTAGTATCCATATGCAAGGAGTTGGATATACACGTATCTACCCTAAGAAGATGGTTAAGGTCTGAGGGCATAGCCCCGAAAAAGAACCCCCATTCCAAAAACCCATTACCCAAAGACCCGGATCCGCTTAAAACGGCATTAGACAAAAACCTAGATAGTAAAACTGACGAAGCTATCAAATTAGCTAAGCACGACGCCCGGTTAGCGGAAGACAAGGCGATGATGGAAATAGCCGAGTCGCAGTCTAGTCCCGCAGAAAAATATCAAAGCTATGTAGCGGCGGCGGCTATCAAACTTCTAAGGGATTCTATTAAGAACCTAAAAGCCCCAAGCACTGTCAAAGATTTGGATGTGCTAGATCAGTTAATCAGACGTAACTTGGGGCTCAACGCCAAGTCAGGAGGCGGTACGAGTTCGGTTCAGATAGATGTGTCTATATTAAATAACACAAAAGCCGATAGAGGTAGAGGTTCCGTAAAAGTAAATCCCAGAAAGGTAATTGATGTAGAAGCGCTCGACGGAGGCAACGCCGACAATACAGATGAGTAAACCGCCTGCTACAGAGGATGCCGATAAATGCCTACTCATATACGACGGGCTTAACGATGCATTTATAGGAAGTATTGAATGTTACGGTAAACCCCCCGTAGCCTGTTACTCAAAAAGACTGACACTAAAAATATTAGAGGAAAACTATGAATTAACGCCCAAACAGGCACGTGAAAGGTACGAATATGAATATCTTCAAAACAATTATGGCGATGCCACGCCCACATTTCTCGATGACGAATTCACCATCCCCGATGTTTCGGGAGAGGGAGATAGTAAGTAACCCAAGGGTAATACTGCGGATGGAGATCCCCCCTAAAGACTTTTACTTCAAAACCAAAAAGCTAGTAGGTGACTACTACAAGGTAATACCACACAACGGACGTGAGGTTTTATTTTTACAGATGTTAGGTAAAAACGTTGATATGTATTTACCTGAATCTGGGGAAGGGCTTTTAGTAACTAAACGTGTAATAGATAACCTGTAACACGTGATAGTCGGTATAGATAATGGCATATCCGGGGGTATTGTAGCTATATCCCGTGCTACGGGATCCATCATTGATAAAACACCTATGCCTTTATTACACAGGCTAGGTAAAAAAGAAACAGATACACGCAAGGTGTACGACTGGATAACTAATTTGAATACCCCATTTACGCTCGCCATAGAGGAACCCTTACGCCACGCTCGCTCTTCACAAGCTATCCGGTCTATGGCTATTAATTTTGGTAAGATACTAGGATTAGCAGAAAGCAAACAATGGGATATTAAATGTGTGAGCGTACATAAGTGGCAGAAACGTATGCTCGGACGAGTCCCTAAAGGTAAAACAAAAGAGCACGCTCTTGCGGTGGCGTATGACATAGCTCCCGACGAGTGCTGGAAAAAGTCTAAGCGCGCCAGCAAACCCCACGACGGGATGGTTGATGCCTTCTTGATTGCAAGATACATCTGGGATAAGCCCCCGAAGATATAGGCGCGATTCAATTTTTTTCTGGACAGCGATTAAGTCCTCACTAGATTGGGGGCATGAAAAAGCTATACCCAAAGCAGGCACAAGCCGTCGATTTCTTCGCTAACCGTCTTCAAGGAGATGTCGTAGTATTCCCTAATACATCTAAAAACACACTAGACTCTTCTAGTGTAGGGACGGGTAAAACCGTAGTAGCCTGCCACCTAGCTAAGCGATTAAAAGCACCATGCGCCGTGATATGCCCTAAATCCGTTATACCCAGTTGGGAGCGGGAAATGGAGGAGGTAGGGGTTAAACCGGAATTCATTTTGAACTACGAAAAGATTCGTACGGGTAACACGCCTCACTTACACAAAGTAGGGAAAAAAATAATGACGTGGAACCTCCCCAAAGACACTATTGTTTTTGTTGACGAAATACATAAAGCCAAAGGTCCGTATACCCAAAACGCCCAACTAATCATATCATTGGTTGGTCAGGGTTACCGTGTGCATGGTATGGGGGCGACTGCCTGTGAAGACCCTACCGA